ATTGACATTACATCTTCAAAGTTACCAAACGGCACATAGTTTTTGTATGCAGTCGGCACTAGATTTGTTTCATCTAGGTCTGTCGTAACATTACTGATACGATGATTTGATTTTTCAACAGGTTTAGCCATAGGGATCACTTGAGCTTGTAGAGCAGGCATGGTATCTAGTTGAGTAGAAGGCACTCTATAAACGCCACGTTTTACACGGTTCGCTTCATCATTAGTGAACCAATAAGGATGAGCGATACCAATACTCTTACAAATATCGGTAATTTCTTCCTTTGTTGCAGTAGGTCTGCCAAGTTTAAGTAGGGCAGAAAGAAACTTTTGACGAACTTCGGCACGTTTACTCATAATATAAAACTCCTATCAAATTTAATTATATAAAAAACCCAACAACTTATGCGGCAATACCTTGAATGAACCGAGATACTAACACACGATTTACCGCTCGCTTCTTATTATACTTGGCAAAGGCAGTTGCCAATTTACGAGCAGAGAATTTGCCTTCTACTTCAATACCATTTTCATCATCTGTGGTCAATTCTTGGCCGCCAGAGATAAAGAAAAAGTTTTCATAACCTGGTAGTTTGCTTGTAAGAAACTTTTCATCTTTGAATTGTTTCAAAGTTTTCTTGACCAATTCTTCGGCAGCTTCACGACCAATTTCAGCACCCATAACCCAATAGTTCTTACCATTTTCATAGAGGTATTTGTTTCTGGCAATATGCTTTGCTTCACTACGACCCTCAGCAATAAAGAAACCAAACACACGAGCACCAGTTGTCTTATTAAACCATTTCAAAATGTTAATTGGAATATCTTCACTAAAATTTAAAGTCATTTTGGCTTCAAACTTATTCTGCCGATCACGGATAATGTAAACTCGATCACTAGAATTGTAATACCTAGGAACTTTCTTCATTTTAGGTTGATTCGTTGCGTTATCAATAACTTCTTCTTCTGACCAATAATTTCCTAAACTGTCAGCATCACCATCATGCACAACAACCAGACTACAAATATCTAAGTTATGATTGCGTTTAAAATTTGCCATAATTTCAGCAGTTGCAACAATAGCTTGTGTCATTGGAGTGTTGTTCAATTGTTCTGATTCTGGTCTTGGTGAATAACGCCGATCTTCTTTATAACCTTCCATCAATAAACACATATTCTTCAATGCGCCAGTAAACTCGGCATTGGACATTTTGGAATTAAGGTACTCACGCAAATGCACATTATCAAATTTCATTTCACCAGCATTATCAGAGAAACACTTATGTTTTTCTGTATGAACATATTCAACCTTAAACTCTCTGTCATTAGGGTCAATGCCTAAATCAATGGCATGTACATGTGACGATTCAGTAAAACCATACACAACAAAAGGAATGTTCACTTTGCGGCAGAACATTGATAGCACCAAAATCTGTTCAATAGATCCAGTCATATTGCGTGACATTGAACCAGAACGGTCAAGTAACAATACTAGGCCATGGTTCTTACCTTTAGGTGTCATCATCACTTTACGGAAGATATTGTCATCAAACTTATAAGATGAAAGTTTGTTAATGTCAATATCACCTGTATCAGACAGTTTAGATTTACTATACGACTTAGCTGCCTTACGCATTTCAAATTCTTTGGCCAACAAACTTACATATCGTTCATTACGCCGTTTAAATTCATTGAGCAACTGCATCGGTTTTTCAGCCGGAATTACTTTCTCATTAATAAATTGTTTGTAACCTTTTGTCATTAACTCTTGCACACGTTTGGCAGGAGTAATAATGTTTTGCAATTTAGGTTTGGGAATATCTACATAAACAAATTCTTTACACTTGTCATCGAGCAGTTGTGATTCATTACGGCGATAGTTTTGATCTGTCTGGCATGTAGGATCAAATTGGTCCTTATCACCAGGATGTGAAGTTTTATCATGGTTGATAAACTGACCGCCTTCTAAATTTTCTTCGCCAGCTTCTTCATCACTAGATTGACTGCGCTGTGATTGTGTTTCACCTTCTTCAAATTCGTCTCCATCACCTTGGCCAAAACCATATTCGTCATCGAATTCATCATCAACATCATCACCATATTCTTCTTCACCATATTCGTCAGCATCATCAGCCATCTGACGCATTAGTTCATCATGGTATTCAAGTGCCATTTCATGTTGTTCTTCTTTTGAATACTGATAGATTTTGTTTGTGATACGAAGCACATCATCCCAAGTTTCGGCCGCCTGCACTTCTTTGACAAGCAGTTCTTCTTGAGCTGTGAATCGAATCCATGTGGCAGTCCATTGTGACTTACTGAAAAGGTTCAGGCGATCAATGAAAGGCATTTCATTCACATCACGGCCTTTAATGCCAAAAAAGTCACGCAAGTTTAACTCTTGATATGCCAATTTGAAGGCAGTATTTAAGCCAGGATATTTGCGCTTAACTTTTTTCTCAATGCGAGCATCTTCAACAACATTCAAAAAGTTTTTGAAGTTTTTATTTTTATCAGTATCGGTAACTGCATCATGCCAACCTTCAGCAGGAGTATACAGAGCATGACCAACTTCATGGCCTACCAACAAGTCATAAATCAGACCTGTCATGTTTTGCCAGATTGGCAGGTAAAGCACACGGTTTTTAGGATCGAATTTAGCAGTAGAGATTTTCTGGTGTTGAACCGTTAGATTCTCGGTTGCCAGAAGTTTTGCTAATTGTGATTTTTGTTCGGCAGTAAAAGACATGTTATGACACCTTTTTGACTATATCTTACCATTATACTACCATTTTGGAGCTTTGTCAATGCATTTGTTGTATAAAAACAACACTACCTGGTAGATGTTAGTAAGTACTTACTTATGTTTGGTGGAGCGGTTAACAGGAGTTAAACCTGTCTACCTACGGGGGTAGGTTGTCTCGGACTCACCGCATGAAAGGATATTATACTCTTATGTAGGCTGAAAGTCAACATTTTTAAGGTATAAATAGGTGTGGATCGCCAGATTGCCGTCTGCATCCACTCTAACATAAAGGAACTATGCCAGCATGAATATTTATTTACCTAAAAATGATGACCCATTCATTATACATCTCCGTGAATGGTGTAAAAATAATCCACTAGAAATACCTAAAAATGCCACACATTCTTATGGTGGAATTCCAGGAGAAAAACTTCCTGAATCAACAAAACAAATTCTGCGTGAAATTAATTTAGGTAAAAAACTTTCACAAGAAACAAAAATAAAACAAAGTATTGCTAATAAAGGAAAAATTCCTTGGAATTTAGGAATTCCAAATAATAACTCTCAAAAAGAAAAAATAGCAAATACACTCTCTAAAGAATGGTTAATAATTTGTCCAGATGGAACAAAGTTATTAATAAAAAACTTAACAAAATTTTGTAAGGAAAATGGTCTTTTTCAAAGTGGTATGATAAATGTTTCTAAAGGAAAACAATCAAATCATAAAGGGTTTATCTGCCAATCTGGATAAGATATTTAGCTTTTGTTTCTTCCCATGATAACACGGTAAGGTCATCATAGAAAAGTGTTTCATGTGAAACTGTACCTTTTTTCTTTAGAATACTGATACGTGGTTTCGCATGTTTCATCTTCCATATATTACTTAGGCTCTCAACGCTAGTATCAAAGAGTTTTTTCATATCTTTGCCATCATGATCGCCTCGGAGAAATTCGCAAGTCTTATCATACAAAGGTGTAAAATAAATGCCACGAGCATGTTCACTACGAATCAATTCTTTTGGTATTTTCATTTGCGAGTAAGCAAAGTTCAAAGAACGATTCTTGTGGTCACGCTTATGTGGTTGACCTGAAGGTTTCTTTGCTACATACCATTCAAAGTATTTACGAGTATGATTCTTACGAAGCCATTCACGAATCATGTATCGTGTATCTTTCAATGGTTCAAACGATACTGAACCACTAGTAAAGCCCATCGGCTGCCAGTAATCCAAATTATCGTATTGGGACAACCCACCAGCTTTTGTTTTACCATAGAGTGATGTTGTTGTTACAGAAACTAATTTATCACCATATAGTTTTTCCCATAGTTGTTGTATAGGATCGGCCAAACAAAGCAAAGCCAATAATTTGCCACCAACATAATTATAACCAAGAGGTTGTAAAGGCACAATCGTAGAGCCGATGGCAGTATGGTTGATCATAGCACCTTGAGTTTTCTTTTCTCTCGACCAACCAATAAAGTTATCTCTAGGTGTCAAATCTAAAAAGTCAGATGAAATACAAATAACACCTAGATATTTTTTTGTTACTTTATCTCTTACAATAAAATTTAAATTTCTACCAATGTTGGCATTGTTTTTCATTGTGGATGAAAAAGTACGAATACAATTCCATGTTTCTGGCAAATCACCTTCTTTATTTGTGTAAAGGAGTTCGGGTTCTAGATTCAGATAATCGTCAACATTGGCTGGCATCCAAATGTTGTTCTTCAGTTGAGGTATCAGTTCACGCTGTTTATCATCCTCTAGAACCCGTTTCTCGCCTTCCCACAAATCATTAACTGTTACTGTAGGGTAACGTTCTTGCACTTCACACCACTTTTGAAACAAAGTATATTCACGCACATCCATTTTAGAAACATAGGTAAGTTCTTGTATAGTGCGTTCACGCAAATCATCAATGGTAAAATCAAGGTCAGAAATTTCTTCCAGTTCTGACCATTTTTTCCATTGTGTTTCTACATCATCTTTTGGATCAAAGGCGTATGCCATTCTTTTGTGCTCTTGTAACTTTCTTAACTCTTTTAATTTGTTTTTGTCTTGCCAATCTCATGGCAACAGGTTTAACATGTTGTATAAATCTTCCGCCATTCATGTGTTCTGTTTCATGTAAGAAACACCGAGCAGTTAACCCTTCTAACATCATCTGTTTTACTTCACCAGTTTCATTCATAAATTCAACCTTAATTGCAGCAGGTCTTTCTATCTTAACAAATAATCCTGGATAAGAGAGGCAGCCTTCATCAGATTTAATTGTTTCTTCCGATATTTCTAAAACTTTTGGGTTAATACAGACTAATTGAAAATCACCATGGCCAAGGACAAATACTCTTTGATAAACACCACATTGATTGGCTGAAAGACCAATACCACCATAAAGTTTCATGGTAAGTTTTAACCTTTCCACAAGTTTGCTCATCAATGGATTTGGCAAAGGGTCTGTGTACAAAGGAATTTCATCGTCAAGCATATCAAATCCTTCACCATAAAGTGGCAAAGGTTCAACAATCTCGGTTTCTTTTACAACGTTGTCCGTATTAATAACTAAAAGTTCTTCACTCATTTTATCACCTTTGAAAAATTCTTTACTTTTTCGAAACGAATTATATTGGTAAATTTATCAACTAAAATATCTCCTTTGTGAGAGATAACGAATAGATTCACATCTTCTAGCATGTGAAGAATCTTCATGAGTTCTTCTGTGCCATTTGTATCTAAACTACTATCAAACACCTCATCAAGTATCAGCAAATTTGTATTAGAAGAATTCTTCAACTTGGCAACTGCACGCCAAGTCAACATCAAAGCCATATCAATACGCTGTTTCTCACCTTCACTAAAATTATTATAAGTAAACTCATCACGATGCCGTGATTTAATTGTTTCTTTAAATGATTCATCAAGGTTAAAGTTAACAAAGAAATCCAATGATGCTAAATACTTGTTCACCAACTTATTAATGATTGGTAAATACTGACGAACAATCTTAGTTTTGATGCCAGTATCTTTTAATAAATTAGAAGCGACCTCATAATATGTCCGTTCTTCAATTAATGCTTTTAAGTTTAGTTGCAGCGTACTCAAAGAGTCTTTTAGTTCTTTCAGCTGTTGTTCTTCTGAGTCTGATATTACTTTAGATTCTTGCAGCTCATTTGTAAGTTTCTGCAATCGAGCAATCAGTTTATTTGTTTCTGTGATTGTAGCATTGTGAGTTGCAATTTGAACCTGTTTCTGATTGATAATCTTTTGCTTTTCATTTATATCATTCAGTTTAGTTTGTTCAGCGTTTAACTTTTCTTCTAACTGATTGAGTCCGTGTTTACATTCTGCAACCTTGTTATCGAGGGTTTTAAGCTCTTGCGTCTTAAAAGAATTGGCAATGGCTTGCCTACACGTTGGACAATCATCATGTGATTGAAAGAAACTGATATCCTTCTGAAATTTGGATAAGTTGCTTTCAATTTGTGATTCAAGTTTTGTAATCTTCTTGACCTTAGCCTCTGCATCAATTTTACTCGCAACAACCAGTTGGAGTTCTTCTGTCTCGGCGGTAAGGGTCGCAACATTCGTGAGTAAGGTGGATACGGTATCGCTATGGCATTGAATCTCATCAACATATTCTTTTACCTTTTCTTCATTGTTTTGCTTGAGTTGTTCGATATGTTTCTTTTGCATATCGTACTTCTGTTGCATCAAATCAATTTCGTGTTTCTTGGTTGTTATAGTATCTTTATTGATAGTTATGCGATCTTTGACAATGCCATTCATTGTAGAAAAGATTTGAATGTCAAGTAGATCTTCAATGATAGCACGGCGGTCTGAAGCCGATAACTGCATGAATGGAGTAAATGATGCACTACCAAGAATTACAATCTGTGTAAAAGATTTGTAGTTCAGTTTTAAAATAAATCGTTCTAGATATTCTTGATAGTCTTTTGATGCAGCAGCCTGATCAACTAAGTCACCGTTGCAATAGATTTCAAAGATGTTTGGTTTAATACCACGAACAATCTTATATGACTTATTGTTTGTGTCAAACTCAACTTCAACCACGCAATCTTTATTGTTGATACTGTTAACAAGGTTTGGTTTATTAATGTTACGAAATGCTTTGCCAAACAAAGCGAAACACAAAGCATCAAGCATGGTTGATTTGCCAGAACCATTATCACCAACAACCAAAGTATTGTTCTGGTTGTTTAGTTTAATTTCAGTAAAGTAATTACCTGTACTTAATAAGTTTTTCCAACGAAGATTACGAAATAAAATCATTCTGTAGTTTCAGTATTTAATGCCTCAATGTAAACCTCTTTCATGAGGTTTTTTAGTTTATCAGGTTCAACATCAAGTGTCAAGTTATCAATGTACTTTGAAAGTATTGTCATTGTATCTTCTGCCTGATCGATAATTTCTTGGTCATCTATGGCAGAAAGGTCATTGAAATCTTCAACAATACTTATGTCGTTTGCACCAGCTTTATAAAGGTTATCAACGACATGATCAAAGAGGTATGGATTCTGTTTGTTTAGTACCACAACTTTCACCATACACTCTTTGTACTGATTGAAATCATATGTTTTCCAAAATTCAAAATCTTGTTCACCATCATCATAATTAAGTTTATGAAACATACGATAGGGGTTTTGTATAAATTCTAACTGTCGTGTGTCTGTGTCAAATACATGAAAACCTCTTGGGTCATTGTAATCAGCCCATGTGATTTCGCCTGGTGTTCCAACATAATGAATGTTACCATCAGAAGATTTATGGTGAAAGTGGCCAGACAGTACAACATCATACTGTGAAAAAACTTTCCTGTCAATACCACCATGAGCAATATTGCCACGGTCCATTTCGAAGCCATCAATTTCAAAATGACCAAAACAAATCTGTGCCTTACTATTCTTCATAAACTCCATAATTTCATCTTCATTCTCTGCACAGATCCAGGGTATCACATCAACTTCTACACCCTCAAAATTTTCTTTGTATGGTTTATCGTGAATACAGATATTATTGTATTCGTTCAACAGTAATGTGGATGAATTTACCTTGAGTGTGTTCTTAAATGAAATGTCGTGGTTGCCAAGTAAAGAATAAAATTGAATGCCTTCTTCAGCCAGCTTATCAAAGAAGTACTCACGGCATAGATAGAGAGAATTAAAATTAATAAACTTACGCCGATCAAATAGGTCACCAAGTTGGTAGACAACATCAATTTTATTTTCTTTTAGGTAAGGAAAGAAAACATTTTCATAAAACTTTTGGTAATAGTTGTGAAACTCTAATGAATCACCTCTCATGCCAAAATGTGTATCACCAAGTATTACTATTCTCATTTCAATTCATTTTCAATATC